AAGCTTTCACGGAGCCTCCTACGAACGTAGGAAGCAATGGTTGGATTTCAATTTCCAATCAAAATCGCTGAGACGCATGTTCAGCGAAATCGGTCGGGTCAAAGCCCTGGCCGAGTCTAAACTCCAGAGTGGAGAAGACTATACGGAAAGTCCAGCATGGATATTCCGCTGCACAACGCTGTGTCAGACGCGTGTGCTTGGTTACCTACCCGATTGTATCGCGGAGGTGAAAAGGAGACAGTTCAGAAAGAACGTCTCTCGTCCGCGGGAAATGCCTCCCGTGGAGAACCTTAGACTGATCGAAGTTGCAGTCAAGGATGAGCTCTCGAGGGCAAAGGTGCCCCGAGACTTTATGGAGAAATCAATACATACTGATTCTCTTGCTCGCGACCGCTTTCAAGAAGCGATGTCTGCGATTGAGCTTCCTCTCAAGGGAGCTGCCTCGGTAGATAGTTTCGTCCGAGAAGGCGGGAAGATTGAAGATGCCCGCCAAGTTATCAATCTAGCAATTGATAACTCATGGAGAATCCCCGTGAGGGATCTCCACGACCATGAAGTCATTGAGACTTTCACGGTAAAACCCGGTGATGGACAAACAGCATCGGATTATGTGAGACCCTTGTTTTGGATCTCATATACTGTCATTCTTAACTGGTTCGTTAAGAAAGGCTTTATCAGTGAGGAGTTGTACTACCCACTGAATGATGGACCAGGGGAGTATCTCCCCGATCCAATGCGCGCTAGTATAGTTCATATTAGCGAGCCCGGTAAGGAAAGGAATTTAACCAAATCCACCGGTTTCTTGGCGTGGTTTCTAACACCAGCGTCAAAGATTACTCAGGATACCCTAGCAGGGCTACCTGAGCACGCCGCCGGGCTTACAGCGTCGGGGCATGAATGGAGACACCAAAAACGGATCTCCTCTCTGTCGGATGAATCACACTTCATGTACGACATACGCACGGGGCGCCTAAACCCTCGTGTAATCCAGTCGTTTAAAGACTGGACTGAGTCTACCGATTTCATCGGTAAACTAGTAGGCTGGGCGCATTTATCCAGCCTGTTTTCGTATATCTCCTTTCCGGAGGGATACGGTCGCTTGATTGCACACGCAATCTTGGAACCACAACCCGTCAAAGAGGTTGTGTCACTCAAGAACCTTGAAGAGGATCTTGAATATGAGCCAGTCCAGTGGACAGGCTTTATCAATGAGGGTTTCATGATGGGAAACCCCATGACTAAGACGATTCTTCATCTTATTCACGTGTCAGAGCGAGCTGTGACACGAGGTATCCTGGAGCGTGTTGGCATCCGGGAAGGTCCGAGAGCCCCGTATCGGGGTCTTGGTGATCCTGTCAAATTAGACAGGAAGATCACTACTGGGAATGGTTCAGTAGCGAGAATCCGAGGTTAGATTACCACGGAGAAAATCCCTCTTCAATTGCTGAAGGTGGGTCGTAGCTGGCGAAGTCGCAC